CTTTTGTAGAGGGTGTTATGGAAGGAAAAGAGTGGGTTTGGAACAATGGTTCGTTGATTGAGGCACATGTTGCAGAGGTAAAGAAGAAGTTTGATGTTAAAAAGCGTCAAAGGCAAGCGAATATGGAAGCATTGGAGTTTGCTAAATTCCTCAAAAAATTATAATTTATAAATATTATCTAACAAAAGGAGACTTCCTATGTCTGAATTAGACCAAACAATAGAGGAACTTGAAGCGGAGGTTTTGGCAGAACTTGAAGAGGCTGCCCATGATGCTCCCACAAAAGGTTCCGTCCCTGCTGAAAAGATGAAAAAAGCAAAAACAGTGGGTAATGACGAAGTGCAAGATGGTGGTGCAGCCGTTGTCAAGGCTGATGCCGCAAGTTCGCCGACTGATGTTGCCGCTGATAAAGCAACAGAGATATCTGGTGATGCACAGCAAAAGGATGAGGGCAAGCCTGATCCCATGCAAAAGATTAAAAAGGTCAGAGCCGAAGCTGCACATGAAGACGAAGATGAAGATGAAGAAGAAGATGATGAAGAAGAGAAGCAGAAAGACGAGATGGCCAATATGACCAAAGTCGAAATGCTGAATGCTATGTACAAGAAAATGGAAGGTATGAATAAAGAAGACCTCCACGCAACGTACGGCATGATGAAGATGGGTGGTCATTTACCCTCTGAAAAGAATGAGGGAATCGAAAACGATATTGATGAAGTTGTAGAAATGCACATTCAAGATATCGACATTACTGCCGATGTTGAAGCGTTGGTTGATGGTGAAGAACTTTCGGAAGAGTTTAAAGAGAAAGCCGCAACAATCTTTGAAGCGGCTGTTAAGTCGAAGACCCGTGAAGAAGTTACACGGATTGTTGAAGAACAACAGATTGCGATTGCTGAAGAAGTCAATGAGTATAAAGAAGCTCTCGCAGAAAAAGTAGATCAATACCTCGACTACGTTGTAGAGGAATGGATGAAAGAAAACGAGTTAGCAATTGAGCGTGGACTTAAAGGTGAGATTGCAGAAGACTTTATTTCTGGATTGAAACAGTTGTTTGAAGATCATTACATTGACGTTCCAGACGAAAAATATGACGTTCTGGAAGCACAGTCTGAGAAGATTGCTGAACTAGAAGAGCAGTTGAATAATATTATGGAGCAAAATATTGAAATGAAAGGTGTCAACTCTGAACTAGTTCGGGAACAGGTCATTGCAGAAGTTGCTTCTGATTTGACCAGCACAGAGATTGAGAAGTTTGCCTCTCTGGTAGAAGACGTTGAGTTTACAAGCGAAGATAGTTATCGCTCTAAGCTTGACACGTTGAAGGAAAGTTATTTCCCGAAAACTGAAATGCTAGAAGAGACTTTTGTATATGATGAAGATGACTACGGAAGCGCCGCACAGGACATTGATACGAGTGATACGATGAAGGCATATATGTCAGCTATCGGTCGTGTCGAGACTCGTATTAACGGGCGCTAAGTTTAATATTATAATACAATAGATGTAATAAAAAACAAAGGAGAAACAAATGTTTCAAGCAGAACATCTACAAGAAAAGTGGTCGCCAGTCCTAGAACATCCCGATCTTCCTCAGATTGAAGATGCCTATAAGCGGTCTGTTACCACTGTTATCCTCGAAAACCAAGAGAAAGCTCTTAAAGAAGATGCGGCTTTCCTCTCGGAGAGTGTGCCCACAAGTAACACCTCTGGTGTTCAAAACTGGGACCCGATCCTGATTTCGCTGGTTCGCCGTGCGATGCCAAACCTGATTGCGTATGACATTTGCGGTGTTCAGCCGATGACAGGACCGACTGGTCTTATCTTTGCCATGCGTGCCCGTCACCTGTCGATGGACGGTGAAGAAGCGTTGGTTGATGAGACAACTGGTGCGGCCGCTAACGGCTTCTCTGGTGACTTCTCGAAC